AGTATTACCCCGTCACTTCGTAACCGTAACTTCGTAACTGGTCTGACTCAACCGCCCAAACAAGTTTCAACACGCACGCCCTCCCCCCGCCGGGGGCCGCCCGGCCGGCGGGGGGGGGACCGGCCGGGCAGGCTCCCCGGCCGAGGGGGGGGGCGCAACGTTCACTTGGCAACAGGCAGCCGCCTGAAGTGGAGTTATTTTATACCGAGCGTCAAAGTGAAAGGCATGGCCTTGAGGCGTTATAGACGGGTTCGGCGACCGCTGCGGCGGTATCGTCGACGCCGTCGCAAGTTTTTTCGCCGTAAAAGTCGCGTCGGAAAATCTGATCTCTTGGTTAAACTTACCAAAATCGATACGGTTAATGTTGACATTTCTAAAATTAACGTGTGGTCTTTGTCATATCTCCCGACGGATTTTTCGGAGTACAATGAGTTGAAAAAGAATTTTGAATATTGTGTTTTTTTGAAAGAGAGAGTTACTATATATCCGATGCAGAATATTGCTAATAATTCGACAAGTCAAGTACCGGCATATTTGATGGCCCCATGGCATCGCGGAGGACCAGCATCAGCTACGTTTAATACTTATTTGACAATCGATAGAGCTAAAATATTTAGAGGTACTCAAGTTGGATCGCAGACATATGTACCTTCAGTATTAATAGAGGGACTATCAGATTCCGGAGGTGGTACATCCTCACCCGATATGATACAGTTTAGGCCAAAAGTATATATATCTAATTCTCAGACAAGAGCTATAAGGATTTATAATGGAATAATAGCTTTTCAAGGGAATGGTGAAATGACTGGAACAGCGAGATATAATGTTAAACATGATGTATGGGTTGTATTTAAGAAACAGAATACATTGGCGTCGCTTTAAGACATATATTCCTTGACGGTTAAACGGCGTTCTAAAGCTGCTGTGTTGTAACCATTAAATTTGTAAAGTTCATCTGTATCAACGTTTGATGTAATAAAAATTTTTTTTGATGTAAATTCTTCGAATCCTCCTTTTATTTGTACCTTGTATGGGTAGCGGTCTGTAATTTTAAGTAGTTCGTCATATTTTATCCATCCGTAGAAGTCGTCTATAATAACGGAATCTTGTTGTTCGTACCCGTCCCACCAGAGGCCGCGTGGTTTGTAGTATATCGATCCGTTTCCTGTCGCCTGGGCTTCTTCTAGGGCTCTTCTACTTTTGCCAGTTCCAGGAGGTCCCCAATAATAGTACACCTCAGTTTTGAACATTCTTTCTGCCACTGGATGAACCACTCGTTGTAATTCTTTAATTCCTCTGAAGTATCTAACAAATGTAGAAGGATATTTGGCGGCAATATCTTTTGTTTTAATATCAGGGTGTCCGATAACATCATCCACGAGAAGTTGTAAATCGTTGCGTTGCCCTTGTTTAGTGGGACTACCCTCTTCAAAAAATATGCCTGTCTTCGAACAGTATGCTTGGTTCTGTTCGTCGGATCCGTTTGCCTTCTCAATATGGATTGAGTTATCGAGATGCTTCTTGATGGTACTGAAGCGTGTGGGTTTACGTAAGTTACAAAACCCTTGTAGGTGAGGCGTCCCTGTTGTTGGAGCGAGTTCTTCTCCCACGATTCCATATTTGCAGAACTTTTGTATGAATGTTTCACACTTTTCGTACGCTGTGTCAGGATAGTTGTTCCATGTAAAGCAGAATCGGCGCACTGTACGGTTTGCCATTTCACAACGAAGTGACGGGTAT